CTGGAAGACGGAGTTTGCATATCATGCACTCCTTAAACAAGGTATCGCTAAGGGCCCTCAGGCTCATGATGAAATCCTAGGACGAAGAGGCGTGCTCTGGTCTATGCGAACCGGCTCGATACGAGCGGTTACGTCCGCACGACGCTCAGTTAGCGTCCCCTCTACTACTATTCATCCACCACAAGCAGGGATTTACTAGCAAAGCGACCTGCTACGTTGTTCCAGACCGTAGACTGACACTCAGCTGCGCTGGCTCGGGCCAGTAAAACGCACTGATCGACTCTACACAAGCCCTAAACACCGGACTTCTCCCCAGACCCCAAGGGGGTAAGGGTTACGCCGAGCATGTCGGACGGGGCACAACCAAAGGCCCCTGTGTAGTAGTCAACCCAGCTGACGGACTGACTCTCCCCAAAACCGAAGAGAGGTTCCAGTCCATGCGACGGGTCCCATCCACTCGCGTAGGTAACGTCGAGGTGTCGATTCGGCGTATCCTGCCCCGCGAGCTCCTTCAGGTCCGCAGGTGTCACATTGCGAGCATCACCAAACAGGTCGGAGATGCATATCACACCATCCAGGTTCATAACAGCACGACCCCAGTAGGGCTTACTAAGTTCAGCCCCACCGTTGCTCTGTCCCCAATAGACAGGATGGGTGGCAGGAGATCGATAGTCAATAACGAGTTCCTGCGGCGGCATCCAAGATTCAGCAGTCTCACGACGAATAATCGTCAGCTGCTTCTTGAAAAGTTCCGCGCAGAATTGTTCGTCACTCGGACATCGGTCGGACAGGTTCCATTCCGAAACATGCCCCTTGGCAGCCTGAGCCGCGGCAGAAAGCCGTCGGTTCATTTTGTCAAGTTCCCTTCGCATTTCTTCAGCAGAAGTAGTCGAACCAAGGGTTGGACAACCCTTTTTGGCCTCAGATCCGACTGATCCTAGGGCTTTCTGCTGCTCCGAAGAACAAGAGCGAAAGAAATCAAGGTATTGCCGAAGAACATAGGCAATCCTTAAGGAGCTTCCAATATCGCTCTTCTCGCGCGCAAGAGGGATCCCCCAGGACTCTAATACAATGTCCCATGGGTCCCGATCCTCAACACGCTCTGGAAAGTACTGAGAATAGTACGTCTCTGCATCCGCCAGCCATTGATCGATCAAACCACGTACGACCACCTTTGGTCGGCAGAGATGGTAAGATCGCTTCTTAAAATCAAGGCAAGCCAGGTAAGTTGCGGTACGAAGATTATCAACCGGTATCTCAACCCGGTCAACATTCGGCAGTCCAACGCCTCCAAGAGCTTCAGAGACAAACCAAGAACAACCAGGCGGAGTCTCGTCAAGTAACTTCCGATGAATTTTGACGAACTGTGTCAAGGCATGACTAGCCATCCGGGCAGGTAACCCGTAGACTAGCTCCCGCGCACGCGGTCCAAGGTCCCGCCACGTCATCGTAGGCTTCAGGTCCTCACCAGCGCAAATGCCCTTCTTCTCATAGCCAGTCAGGAGAGCTTGGTTCAAGAAACCAACATACTCCCAGCGCACAGCGAAGCGATTGACCTCACGCTTCGACAACGGAAATGGAGCATGACATTCACTGTTCATGATCAGAAAGTGACGCGACGTATAGTTCTTGCCCAAAGAGAGCTGAAAACCAACAGCCAACGCCGCCTCCTTCCAGTCAGGATACCGATCCTGGCTGCAGATCGCAGCCAGGTCGTCACCATTGACAACCATCTCCGTCTCGTCTGACAAGATCTGATTAGCCTCAAGACCAAGGCCAACAGACGATGCAGCTGCATTAACAAGGCATAGAATCGGGAAGCTAGTCGGCGAGCCCATCAACTGGCCCCACCGCTGCTCCGCCTTGCCCCGACCAACTTTAGAGAAGTCAAACAAATGTTCGGTCAGATCCAATCGACCAACCTGATGCCAAACTGAACCATACAAGGAGGCACCGTCCGGAAGCACCATCTCACGACAGATCGAGTCCCAAGCGTAGAGCGACATCTGAGGGTCCATATTATTCGTGGCCCCATCATAGTCTCCGCTTACATAGAACTCGTCGTCAGATAGCGCACGACCAAAATGCTGGTACCAAGACCAGTCATCAATAGGACGACCCATATAGTGAAAACAGCCATAAGTCTTCAACGCTCCATGCATCTCCTTTTGCATAGCCAAAGCGTAAGCTGTTACAATTGCCTCTTGCATAGTGATCACACGGCACTTCAGCGGTTCCTTTATCGGAAAGGGCTTAGCTTCAACAAGCCCCGATTCAAGAACACGCAGGATCTCCTCATCGAGGAACTGACGCCACGTCCCAAGTAAATCGAGACCGGGGTAAGTGACAGGCACTGGACAGTCCACCCCTTTGACGTCAATCTTTTGATCACCCACATAACACACGTCTGTCTGAACACGAGAAACTACATCAGGATCATCCGGCTGCTCTCGAGTAGCCCACTTAGCCAGAAGAGCGCCAAAGCACCCTCCATACTTCTGGGCATTCTCGTACGAAGCATTCAGACTCGGAATCTGGTCTCGTATATTCAACACGCGACCATGAAAGACACGACGCGTTATTTCGTCAATTCGTTCCCGTATAGCGGACTTCAAAATGCTGAGATGTGCCGTGTCGGGTCCAAAGGGCCGCACAGTAGTCATATCATCCGCATAACCGCTGAGAACGCCATCAACGAAAGTGTCATCGACGCCAGGCATACCGGTCTTAGAGCTCAAAATATCAAGAGCTTGACCGAGGTTATGCACTCGGCTGTTGTGGTTCTGGCCTTCTCGTACGCCCCCCAATTTCTTGAGGACGTCGAGGTACTCCTTCACCCAACCTCCGCCGAACACACCCTCCTGCCCGGGGTCTACAATGGGCAAACCCTCGCGAGTACTAATCCGCGGCATAGCGTCATCTCCCTGACCCAAGAGCTGTGCAGATAACCAAGTTGTCTGTTCTTTGACATACTTGACTGCATACTTCGTAGACGAGAGATAACGCAACGCTAAAGACCGTACGACCTCCGTGGCGGGATAATCACCGATCATGTGCACCTTCGGATACAGTGCACGATCCTCAGACATCCCACACGCTCGCAACTGGATCGACGTATACCACGCCGTCCAAACACGACAGGCCCAGAGGACGGCCTGCCCCACAGGATTAATATTCTCCTGTGGCCCGCGTTTTCCGGGAAGAACCTCCGG